ATGTCCGGCTACACTGGAGTCATTGGCCTAGCCCGTGCGCTTCTCACCATGCTCGGCAGCATGTTCGCAGTGTTCTCGACTGCGATCAGCCTCGTGACGGCCGGCAAGATCCTGGCGGGCGTTCAGTTGCGCCATGGATAAGAGCGCAGCCGAGAAGGCCCGGAGCCGTAGGTCCGACGCGCACCGCACGGCCGATCAGCCTTGGCGTCACTGGTACTGGACCGCCCGCTGGCGCCGCCTCGCCAAGGCCCAGCTGAGGGAGCATCCCCTCTGCGCGATGTGCTCCACCGATGAGCGCCCGGTGGCGGCCTCCATCTGCGATCACATCCAGCCTCACCGAGGGGACGAGCATCTGTTCTGGCATGGCGAGCGGCAGTCCCTCTGCGCTCCCTGCCATGACCGCCTCAAGCAGAGGCAGGAGCGCCGGGGCTATGTGCCCGGCGTCACCCCGGACGGGCGCCCGCGCGACCCGCTGCATCCGTGGAACCGGAGCTGATCGATGGCCGAGCGGCGCTGGCACTCGCGAGCCGAGCTACAGGCCCGGCATCTCACCGGCCGCGTGCGCGGCAGACCGGGCTGGTTCGGCCGTGTCGTGATGCAGGTCGAGGTGAGATCCCCAGAGCCGCTCTATCCGAAGGTGCCGCCGCGGGGCCAGCGCGATGTGGGGGCGCAGGGCGCCGACACGTTCTGGCGGGATGCGACGGTGATGGATCTCGCCGAGATCAACCCGCGTGGTCGGGAGCGGGATGCAGACCGCCGCGCCCGGCCCTGAGGGGACTGATACCCCCCCGGGGGGGGTGGTCGAAAGTTCAGGGGCATTCGGACTGCACCGGTCGCCCCCGCTGCGTTCGCACCGGAAGCAAAAATTGAACGGGGGGATGTCGGCCATCTCCTACGGAGAAGACGGTTGACACTGGCAGCAATTCCCGGCGGTGACGGCGCGCCGGCCGAGCCCGACTGGTCTCAGGCCTACGCCGATGAACTCGACATTGCGTTCGCGCATGAGCAGTGGGGCCACATCGTCCGCGAGATGGGCGAGCGGGGCACCCTGTCGGTCAGCAACGGCCACGCCATCAAGCGGCTGGTCGAGATGCGCATCCAGTACGAGCGCGCGAGCCGGCACGTGGCCGAGCATGGCGCGATCCTGCGGGCGAAGCGCGCCAAGACCGGCCAGTGGAATCCGTATTGGTCGGTGATGGCGAAGGCGGACGAGGCGATTCGGGTGCTGGAGGCCGAGCTCGGCCTCGCGCCGGTGCGCCGCGGCAAGGCGGCGAAGGTCGAGCGGAGAGCGAGGACGGCCCGTGCGGCGGACGCCTACCTCAAGCCGGTCGCCCGCTGACCCGGTTACGGCTTGGGCGGACGAGGTCGTTGTGGGCCGGCAGATAGCCGGCGAGCTCGTGCGCCATGCCGCCGAGCGGCACCTGCGCGACCTGCGCGACGGACCGGCGCGGGGGCTGCACTGGCGGCCGGACCGGGCGGCGCACGCGCTCGGGTTCTTCCCGGCGGTGCTCACCATCACGGCCGGCACCAAGGCCGGCCAGCCCTTCCAGCCGCTGCCCTGGCACACCTTCGTGATCGGCTCCTTGTTCGGCTGGCGCACGGACAGCGGCCGGATGCGCTTCCGCACCGGCTGGCTGGAGACCGGCAAGGGCCAGGCCAAGTCGCCCCTGATGGCCGCGATCGGGCTCTACCTGATGGGCTATTACGGCGTGGCCCGGTCGGAGATCTACGCCATCGGCCAGGACCGGGCGACCGCCAACGTGCTGTTCAAGGACGCGGTCGCGATGTGCCGCGCGCCGATCCCGGGCGGCGACGACGAGACCGACAGCCTGGAGAGCCGCGAGCAGGTGGTCATCCGGGGCGAGCTCGACAACGCCTGGAAAATCGAGCACCCGGCGACCGGCTCGAAGTTCCAATCGCTGGCCAATGGTGAGTCGATTTCCGGCCCGCGGCCGACCGCGGTGCTGGCCGACGAGATCCATGAGTTCAAGCAGAACGGCCCCATCGAGACGTGGAAGCGGGCCATCGCCAAGATGCCGGGCGACGCGATCATGCTGCTGGGCACCAACACGCCCGCCTCCACCCAGATCGTCGGCACGGATTATTCGGAGTTCTACCAGAAGGTCGCCACGGGCGAGATTAGGGACGACGAGGCGTTCGCCCTCATCGCCCGGGTCGATGTAGCCGACCGCGAGAGCGTGTTCGACAACGAGGCCTGCTGGCCGAAGGCGCTGCCGGCGCTGGGCGTGACCTTCCCGCTGGAGAACATCCGGGGCGAGGTCAACACCGCCCGGCAGCTGCTCTCCACTGCCCTGTCGGTGAAGCGGCTCTACTTCGGCATCCCGATCGGCGCCACCGCGTTCTGGATCGCCGAGGAGGCCTGGGCCGCGGTGCAGGGCACGGTGGACGAGGAGGCCTTGAAGGGGCGGCCGTGCTGGCTGGGGCTGGACCTGTCCAAGAAGAACGACCTCACCGCCCTCACGGCGGTGTGGGCCGGCGCGGACGGGCACCTCTTCGCCAAGACCTGGTACTGGACCACGCGCGAGGGGCTGGCCGACCGGGCCCGGGCCGATCAGGCGCCCTATGACCAGTGGGCGGAGAGGCCTGAGGAGACGGGCTTGGTCGCCGTTCCGGGCGCGGTGATCGACAAGACCTTCGTGGCGGCCCAGGTCGCCCGGCTGGTCGCCGAGCACGAGGTGCAGTTCCTGGCCTTCGATCCGGCCGGCATGGCCGACTTCATCGCCGCCTGCGAGGCGATCGGCCTGGCGGTCTGGCGCTACCGCGGCCCGGAGGAGCCGCCCGGCGCGGGGCTGAAGCTCGTCGCGCACGGCCAGGGCAAGCGGGTCGCGTTCGAGGACCGCCAGCTGGTGATGCCCCGCTCCATCGAGCAGCTCGAGGACAAGATCCTCACCGGCACGATCACCATCGCCGCCTCGCCGGTGACCTATGCCTGCGCGGCCAACGCCCAGGTCGACTGCGACGGCCAGGGCAACCGCGCCTTCGACAAGGCCCGCTCGCGCGGGCGCATCGACGGGCTGGTCACGCTGGCAATGGCGACCGGCGCCGCCCTGTTCCACCCGACCGAACGCCCGCGCGAATACCAGATGTTCGTGCTGGGCTGAGAAGGACCCCGGACATGAACCGCATGTATTCGCTCCTCACCGTCAAAGCCGTTGAGGACGAGCAGCGCATCATCCGCGGCATTGCGACCACACCCAATCCGGACCGGGTCGGGGACATCGTGGAACCGCTGGGCGTCCGGTTCAAGAACCCGATGCCTCTGCTGCATCACCACGACCACGACAAGCCGGTCGGCAGCGTCAGCTTCGACAAACCGACCCCGGACGGGATCACCTTCGAGGCGCGCCTGCCGCAGATCGCGGAGCCGGGCCCGCTGCGCGACCGGGTCGAGACGGCCTGGGGCGAGGTCAAGGCCGGGCTCGTCCGCGCGGTCTCGATCGGGTTCCGTGCCCTCGAATACGCCTTCCTCGACAGCGGCGGGATCCGGTTCACGCAAACCGAGGTCCTGGAGCTCAGTCTTGTGACCGTCCCGGCCAATGCGGACGCCAAGATTTCCCTCATCAAGTCGATCGACGCCCCTGTGCTCGCCGCGACCGGCAAGGAGCCGAGAGCATCCGATCGACCTGTTCGTCCCGGCGCCTCGGGCACATCCACCAAACCTGTCAATCTGAAACCGGAGAACGTGACGGCGATGAAGACCGTTGCTGAGCAGATCGCGGCGCTGGAAGCCACCCGGCAGGCCAAGGCCGCGCGCATGGCCGAGGTCATGCAGACGTCGATCGACGAGGGCCGCTCGACCGACGCCGCCGAGCAGGAGGAGTTCGATACCCTGGAGCAGGAGGTCCAGGCGATCGACGGCGATCTCAAGCGGCTGCGCGCCCTGGAGAAGGCCCAGGCCGCCTCCGCGCGCCCGGTCGTGCAGAACCAGATCCGGACCGCCGAGGACGGCGCGGCGGCCCGCAGCGGGGTCGTGGTCACGGCCAGCCCGAAGCTGCCGCCGGGCATCGGCTTTGCGCGGCTGGCCCGGGTGAAGGCCCTCGCCAAGCTGGACGGCGAGAGCCCGCGCACGCTCGCCAAGGAGCTCTACGGCGAGAACTCGGTCATCTACGGCATCGTGTCCAAGGCCGCGGTGCCGGCCGGGACCACGAGCAACGCCACCTGGGCCGGTGCCCTCGTCGGCGAGGAGACCAGCGTCTTTGCGGATTTCGTCGAGTTCCTGCGCCCGCAGACCATCCTCGGCCGCTTCGGCGCCAACGGCGTCCCGGCCCTGCGGCAGGTGCCGTTCCGGGTCGCGCTGATCGGCCAGACCTCGGGCGGTCAGGGCTACTGGGTCGGTGAGGGCAAGGCCAAGCCGCTCACCAGGTTCGACTTCGAGCGCAAGACCCTGGAGCCGCTCAAGGTCGCCAACATCGCGGTCGTGAGCGAGGAGACGCTGCGCGACTCCAGCCCGTCCGCCGAGATGATCGTGCGCGACCAGCTCGCCGCGGCCCTCCGCGAGCGCCTCGATCGGGACTTCATCGACCCGGCCAAGGCCGCGGCGGCCAACGTGTCGCCGGCGTCGATCACCCACGGCCTCACGCCGATCGCGTCGTCCGGCAACGACGCCGATGCGGTGCGCGCCGACATCCGCGCGCTGTTCGGCGCCTTCATCGCGGCGAACAACACCCCGACCTCGGGCGTGTGGGTGATGCCGGCGACCACGGCGCTGGCCCTGTCGCTGATGCAGAACCCGCTCGGGCAGGCCGAGTTCGCCGGCATCAGCATGAACGGGGGCACCCTGTTCGGCCTGCCGGTGATCGCGTCCGAGTTCGTCCCGAGCCCGGGGACGGGCGCCTACGTGGCCCTGGTGAATGCGGCGGACGTCTACCTCGCCGACGAGGGCGGCGTGGCGATCGACATGAGCCGCGAGGCGTCGCTCGAGATGGCGGACACCCCGGCCGGCGACGCCGGCGTGCCGACGGGGGCGCAGCTCGTCTCGCTCTGGCAGACCGACTCGGTCGGCTTCCGGGCCGAGCGCACGGTGAACTGGGCCCGCCGCCGGGCGAGCGGCGTCGCCCTCCTGTCGGGCGTCAAGTGGGGCGCGCCTCCGGCCACTCCCTGATTGATCCTCTGACGGGCCGCCTCGTGCGGCTCGTCTCCGGTCCAGGGAGATCCCCGTGAAAAGCCAAAGCTACCTGACCCGGGCGATGCGGTCGTCCGATCCGCGCTATCGGCGCGTGCTCGAAAGGCTCGGCTATCGCCGCCCCGCTGCGCCGGCTGCCTCGCTGGACGCCCCGCCGGCCGAGGAGACGGACGCCCAGCAGGACGAGACGCCGTCCACCTCGAAGGCCGAAGCGCAGGACGGTCTTGCGGCCCTCCGCGCCGAATACGAGCGCGTCGTGGGCAAGCGCGCCTTTCATGGCTGGGACGTGGAGACGCTGCGCGCGAAGATCGCGGCGGCCACGACCGAGGGCTGACCTTGCATGGCGCGCAGCACGTTCCTGGCGGCCCTTGGGAACGCCCTTGCCCCGCGGACCAAGGCGCTCGCGCCCGTCCCGCAGGGCCGCGGCGGTTGGCTCCGCATCCTCGAGAGCGTCGCCGGGGCGTGGCAGCAGAGCGTGGCGGTGAAGTATAACGCCGTCCTGTCCCATCATGCCGACTTCGCCTGCCGCACGCTGATCGCCTCGGACATCGCGAAACTGCGCATCAAGCTGGTCCAAAGGGGCGATGACGGGATCTGGGCCGAGGTCACGAATCCGGCCTATTCGCCGGTCCTGCGCAAGCCGAACCACTTCCAGAACCGCATCCAGTTCATGGAAAGCTGGGTGCTCTCGAAGCTGCAGTCCGGCAACAGCATCGTCCTGAAGCAGCGCGACAACCGCGGCGTCGTGGTGCGGCTCTATGTGCTTGACTGGAACCTGGTCACTCCGCTGGTCGCGGACGACGGCTCGGTCTTCTACCAGCTCAACACCGACCGGATCAGCGGCCTGACCGGGAGCGTCGTCGTCCCGGCGCGCGAGATCATCCACGACCGCTTCAACTGCTTCTTTCACCCGCTGATCGGGCTGTCGCCGATCTTCGCCGGGGGGCTGGCCGCAACCCAGGGTCTGGCCATCCAGAACGACAGCACGCAGTTCTTCCAGAACGGGGCGCAGCCGAGCGGCATCCTGACGGCGCCCGGGGCGATCCACGACGACACGGCCAAGCGGCTGAAGGAGCACTGGGAGAGCAACTATTCGGGGAAGAACGCCGGCAAGGTGGCCGTGCTCGGCGACGGCCTCAAATACGAGCCGATGAAGGCCAAGGCCGTCGACTTTCAGCTGATCGAGCAGCTGAGGTGGACCGCCGAGGTGGTCTGCTCCACCTACCATGTCCCGCCCTACAAGATCGGCGTCGGGCCGCTGCCGTCCTACAACAACGTTCAGGCGCTCAACATCGAGTATTATTCGCAGTGCCTTCAGGCCCTGATCGAGGCGATCGAGCTCTGTCTCGACGAAGGTCTCGGCCTGGCGGAGGGCATCGGCACGGAGTTCGACGTCGACAATCTCTTGCGGATGGACACCACGGCGTTGATCAACGCCGAGAAGGAGGCGGTGGGGGCCGGGATCAAATCGCCGAACGAGGCGCGCCGACGGCTCGACCTCAAGCCGGTCCCGGGGGGCGAGTCCCCCTATTTGCAGCAACAGAACTTCAGTCTCGCGGCGCTGGCCAAGCGCGATGCGCAGGCCGATCCGTTCCACCCGGCCGCGGTGGACGCGCCCCCGGATCCGCAGGCGGCGAGTGAGAACATCGCGCGTCTGGCGACGGCCCTCCGGCTCAAGTTCGCTGAGGCGCCCGCCCATGGATGAGGCTGACCGGCTCGCGGAGGCGGTGTTTCGCGCGGTGGAGGGCTATCTCGCCCGGACGGTGGGGCCGCTGCTCGCCCGGCTCGAGGCGCTGGAGAGGCGGGAGCCTCTGCGCGGCGAGCGGGGTCACAATGGCCAGCCGGGCCGCGGCCTCGCGAAGGCCATCGTCACCGCGGATGGCCTGCTCGTCCTGACGATGACGACGGGCGAGGAGCTCAGCGTCGGCCGCGTGACAGGCAAGGACGGCAAGGACGGGGCCGATGGCGCGCCCGGCCGGGACGGCCGCGATGGGGTCGACGGCGCGCCGGGCGAGCCGGGCCGCGATGGCACGGATGGGGCGGATGGTCGGGACGGCCGCGACTTCGATCCGGAGCTTCTCCGCACCGCGGTGGTCGAGGAGGTATCCAAGGCGGTCGACGCTATCCCGAGGCCGCGGGACGGTGCGCCTGGGCGCGACGGCACGGACGGGAAGGACGGACGGGATGGCAAGGACTTCGATCCCGAGGTGCTCGCGGCCGCTGTCGAGCAGGCCGTCACGAAGGCCCTCAGCCAGATCCCTGTTCCGAAGGACGGGACGCCGGGCCGGGACGGCAGGGATGGCGTCGGCGTTGCGGGCGCCCTGATCGACCGGAGCGGCAAGCTCATCCTCACTCTGTCGAATGGCGAAACGCGGGATCTCGGCTTGGTGGTTGGCCGAGATGGCAAGGACGGTGCCGACGGCCGCGACGGCCGCGACGGCGCTCCCGGTGAGCGTGGCGAACAAGGAGAACCAGGTCGCGATGGCAAGGATGGCACCGACGGTCGGGATGGCCAGGACGTCGAACCGGAGGCCCTGCGGGTCGCTGTCGAGGAGGCGGTCACGCAGGCCGTCAGCCAGATCCCGCTCCCGAAGGACGGGACGCCGGGCCGGGACGGTCGAGACGGCGTGGACGGCAAGGACGGCGTCGGCCTCGCCGATGCTCTGATCGATCGAGCTGGCAATCTCGTGGTCACGCTGTCGAACGGCGACACCAAGCAGCTTGGCCTCGTGGTCGGCCGGGACGGCAAGGATGGCCGGGCCGGCAGCGCCGGCAAGGATGGTGCGCCGGGCGAGCGGGGGGAGCCGGGCCCGCGCGGCGAGCAGGGCGAGAAGGGCGACCCCGGAGAGCGGGGCGAGCGAGGTCCCGCCGGCGAGCGGGGACCGGCCGGCGAGCCGGGTCCGCCGGGCGAGCCGGGTCCGCCGGGCGAGCCGGGTCCGCTGGGCGAGCGCGGGCCACAAGGTGAGCGCGGCCTGCCGGGCGAGCCCGGCGCTGCGGGTGAGCAGGGTCCGCCCGGTGAGCGCGGTGAACAGGGACCGCCCGGCGATCGAGGAGAGCGTGGCGAGCCCGGCGAGCAGGGGCCTCCAGGCGAGCGGGGCGAACGGGGGCCGCAGGGCGAGCCGGGTCCTCCTGGTGAGACGGGCGAGCGCGGTGAGCCGGGTGCTCCTGGTGAGCGCGGCGAGCGCGGGATACCTGGCGGGCGCGGTGAGAAGGGCGACCCGGGCCGCGACGGAAAGGACGGCGCTCCTGGGGCCGCCGGAGAGCGCGGCGAACGGGGCGAGAAGGGCGAAACCGGTGAGCGCGGCGCCGACGGCTTTGGCTTCGAGGACCTGGAGGAGGAGCTCGCCGAGGACGGCCGCACGCTTGTGCGGCGCTACCGCCGCGGCGAGGAGGTGAAGGAGTTCCGCCACCGCGTCCCGACGCTGATCGATCGCGGCGTCTACAAGGCGGGCACGATCTACCAGCCCGGCGACGGCGTCACCTGGGCCGGCTCGTTCTGGATCGCCCAGACGGAGACCGACGCGAAGCCGGATGGCGGCGAGGGCTGGCGCCTCGCGGTCAAGCGCGGCCGCGATGGCAAGGACGGCAAGCCGGGCGAGCGCGGGCCCGAGGGCAAGGCCGGCCCTGACGGCCGGAGGTGGTGAGGGCCATGGTTCTGGTCACGCTGCAAGCGGCCAAGCTGCACCTGCGCATCGACGGCACCGATGAGGATGCGCTGGTGCAGGACAAGATCGAGGCCGCGACCGACCTCGTGCTCGACTACCTCAAGACGCCCGAGCACGGCTGGACCGCGGAGACGGTGCCGGCGCGGGTCAAGGCGGCGATCCTGCTGGCGCTCGGCGTCCTGTACGAGAACCGGGAGGGGCAGGTCGACCCACTGACCGATGCGGTGCGGTCGCTCTTGCATCGGCTGCGCGACCCGGCGATCGCATGAGGGCGGGACCGGGGCTGGCGTTCGGGGCCGGCGCACTCCGCGAGCGCATCCGCTTCGAGAAGCGGGGCGGCACGGAGGACGGCTACGGCAACACCGTGCCGGGCCCGTTCGAGGCGCAGTTCACGCGCGCCGCGGCCTTCCTGATGAAGCCCGGCAGCGAGGCGGTGCTGGCGGCGCGCCTCACCGGCCGCCAGCCGGTCACGATGATCGTCCGCTTCGACAGGCAAACCCGGACCATCACCCCGTCCTGGCGGGCCGTCGATGAGCGCACCGGCACGGTCTACGCGATCCAGGCCGCCGCTGACATGGACCGCAGGCGCCAGTGGATCACGCTGGTGTGCATGGCCGGGGAGACCGCCTGATGGCCGCGCGCGTGCGCTTCCTGCGCGACTTCGACTTCTGGCCCCGGCCGAGCGTCGTGATCGCCCACCGCAAGGGCGAGGAGATGCGCCTGCCCCAGGTGCAGGTCGAGGCGGCCGTGGCTGCGGGCGCAGCGGAGATCATCGATGGCGATCAGGAACCGCGAGAGGCTGCTGCAGAAGATGCGGGCGCTGCCGGACAAGGTGCGCGCCGCGGTCGGGCCGGCCATCGCGCAGGGGGCCGATGAAATCGTCGCCTTGCAGAAGCGCCTCGCGCCCGTGAAGTCGGGCGCCCTGCGCAAGTCGATTCGCGCCGTGAAGGGCACCTACACGCCCGAGAACGCGAACGTGCGCGGTGTCGGCGGGCCGGGCGGGCTCGTCGGCGACCCCGACCTCTCGGTGCACGTGGTCGCGGGCGATGCGACGGCCTGGTACGCCCGCCTGGTGGAGTTCGGCACCGCGCCGCACATCAACCAGGGCCGGTTTGCCGGCACCCAAAACCCGGGCGCCCGAGCCGAGCCGTATTTCTACCCGGCCTATCGGGCTCTCAAGAAGCGCACCACAGCCCGGATCGTGCGGGCCGGCCGCAAGGCCGCCAAGGACATTGCGGCTGGCCGGACGGGCGGCAGCGGGGCGGCTGAATGAGCGCGGAGCTTGCGCTGCAGGGCGCGCTCGTCGCGGCGCTGAAGACGTCCCCGGCCGGCGCGGCGGTCAGCGGACGCGTCTATGACCGCATCCCCGCCAAGACGGACCTGCCCTACCTCCACCTGCGCAGCTTCCAGGCCGTGGACGATCGAGCCGACTGTGTGGAGGGGCTGGAGGTCTATGCCGACCTCGACGTCTGGTCCGACGCGGTCGGGAAACCCGAGGCCTCCCGCATCGCCGGCCTGGTGCGCGACGCGCTCCATCTCGCGCCCCTGACGCTCGCTGCGCCCTGGGTGCTCCTCGAGATCGAGCACCGGGACACCACGATCGACGGCAGCGAGCCGCTCCTGGTGCGCGCTCGCCTTTCCTTCCGCGCTCTCGTCGAGCGCGTCTGACCCCAGCCCCAGGAGATTGAGATGGCGCAGGCCACGACCCGCAGCTTTGCGGGCTATCAGGTGCTGCTCGAGAGCACCACCACCCCGAACACCTTCGTGGCCCCGTGCGGGCTGACCGAGCGGTCGGTCACCTTCAGCAAGGACGTCAGCGAGACCCAGGTGCCCGATTGCGACAATGAAGACGCGGCGGCCTGGACCGAGCGCGACGTGGTCTCGAAGTCGGTGCGTATCTCGGGCCGCGGTGTGATGGCCAAGGAGAGCGAGCCGCGCTGGCGGGCCGCTTATGATGACGACGCTCCGGTGCGCGTGCGCATCCAGAAGTCCGGCACCGCGGCGGAGGACGGCGGCTACTGGCTCGGCCTGTTCCATCTCACCTCGATGGAAGACGGCGCCAGCAAGGGCCAGCGCGTCACCAAGGCGATCGAGTTGCAATCGACCGGCCCGGTCACCTGGGTGGCAGCATCCTGATGGCGCGCAAGACCAGCATCGAACTCGATTGGGCCGATGGGACGTACCTGTTCCATCTGGACATCCCGCGGCTGAAGGAGCTGCAGGAGAGGTGCGACGCCGGCCCGCCCGAGGTGCTCAAGCGCCTGGTGGAGGGCCGCGCCCGGGTCGAGGACGCGCAGGAGACGGTGCGGCTCGGGCTGATCGGCGGCGGGCTGCCGGCGCCGCAGGCGGCCAAGCTCGTGCGGCTCTACGCCGGCGACGAGACGCCTCTGGCGGAGGTCATCGCGGTCGCCATCCTGGTCCTCGGGGCCGCCGTCCTCGGCAATGCCGGCGAGGAGGTCACCCGCCAGGGAAACCGGGAAGCGGCGATCTCGTCGCCGTCGATGACGGCCGCATCGACTTCGCCGCCCTCCGCGCCAACGCCCTGATCATCGGCCTGCACAGCCTCGATGGGCTGTCGCTCGAGGAGTTCAACGAGATCGTCGCGGCTTGGAATAGAGCCCAGGATCCCCAGGGCGACCCAGAGCTGACCGAAGGCGAGGAAAATGCTCTCGCTGCGTGGATCGGGCTTCGCTGATGGCCACTGACCTCGAACGGCTTGTCATCGCGCTGGACGCGGACGTCACCCGTCTGTCGCGCCAGTTGGCCAAGGCGACCGGCGACGTCGATGCGTTCGCCCGCAAGGCGGATCAGTCGTCCAAGCGTGCGGCCAAGGCGATCACCGACAACCTGGAGCAGGGGCTTCGCTCGGACCAGCTCAAGAACCTGGCCTTCCAGGCCAACGACATCGTCTCGTCGCTCGGCTCGGGCGCACCCGTTCTGCAGGTGCTCGCCCAGCAGGGCGGGCAGGTCTATCAGGCGCTGGCCGACACGCCGGGAGGTGCAGCGGCCGGCGCGAAGGACCTCGCTCGGCGATTCGCTGCCGCTCTCACCCCGGCTCGCCTCCTGACGGGCGGCATTGTCAGCGCCGGGGCGGCTGCGGCCTTCCTCGGCATCCGCTACCGCGAGATGCAACAGAAGATCGAGCTGGGCCTGACGGGCGTGGGCCGGGCGAGCGGCGCCACCGTGCGGGACGTGACCCGGGTCTCGGACGCTCTGTCCCGGGCTCAGAATCTCCCTTTGGGGGATGCCCAGCAGACCGTCACCTCCGTGGCGTCGACGGGCAAGGTCGGAGTCGGCAATCTGGAGGGCGTAGCCTCTCTGGCGAAAGGGTATGCCAAGCTCACTGGCACGGATCTTCCTGAGGCCGGCAAGGAACTCGCCAAGTTGTTCTCCGACCCGGCCCGGGGCGCCGAGGAGCTGAACGCCAGGATCGGCGCGCTTGACGACGCGACGATGCAGTACGTCAAGACACTGACTGCTCAAGGCAACCGCCAGGAGGCGATCAATGTCCTGACCCGGGCCGTGCAGCCGGAGCTTGAGCGGGCCGCGAAGCTGACCAGCCTGTGGGGCCAGATCTGGAACGATCTCGGCTCCGCGGCCTCGCGCACAGCGGGTATCATCGGTCGCGCGGTCGGCGGCTTCACCGCGCTCTCGCCAGAAGAGCAGCTTGCCATGCTGCAGGCCCAGCGGCGTGCGGCGGCCGAGGGCGTGGAGAGCGAGTACGCGAAAGAGTTACGCGCCAGCGGCCTGTCGGAGGATCAGGTCCGGATGCTCGTGCCGAGCATCGCCGACCCGCAGCAGCTTAAGGTCCTCGACGACGCCATCGCGCGCATCACGAAGCAGCTGGAGGACGCGAAGAAGGCAGCGAGTGACATCGGCGCGCGCGAACTGTCGGTCCAGGCCGGCGAGATCATTCGTGCTCTCGACCCGGAGGCGGCCAAGTTGCGCGAGGTTGAGGCCGAAGTCGTCAAGGTCGAAAAGGCGCTTGCCAACCTCATCAGCCATCCCGACGTGGAAATCGCGGGCGGTGTTCAGAACGCGATCGAGAAGTACGGTGCGCTTCAGGCGCGGCTCGACCTGCTCAGGAAAGCCTATGCGGCCGGCGGAGCGGCGGCGAAGCAGGCCCTCGAGGCCGCCGACTTCGACCAGCGCACGGCCGGCCTCTCGTCCTACGAGCGCGGCCTGCAGCAGATCGTCCGCCGGTTCCACGACATGGCCGAGGCGGCGCGCACCGCCGGCAATGAGAATGCGGCCAAGGGCTTCGAGGCGGCGGGCACCCGGGCTGTTGAAGCCTACCGGGCCCAGGCTGCCGAGCAGGCCAAGGGCGACGTCATCCTCCCGGAAGGCTACGTGCGGGCGGTGTTCGGAGCGGAGGGCAACAACCCGGCCAAGAACACGAGGTCATCGGCATCAGGCTACGGGCAGTTCTTGGACAAGACCTTCGTTGAGCTCTACCGGAAGGAGTTCTCCAATCTGGCCGCGGGCATGACGGATGCGGCCATCCTCGGCCTCAAGCAGGATCGCGCCGTCAACGAGCGGCTGACCGAAGCCTATGGGCGCGAGAACGGCAAGAAGCTCTTGGATGCGGGGTTCGCCGCATCGCTGGAGAACCTGTACTTGCTCCACAACTACGGGCCGAGCGGTGGCCTCAACCTGCTGCGCGCCGCAAGGGACGGGCGCGGCGGCGTGTCGGGGCGCAGCATCCTGGGCGATGACGCCGCGAACCGAAACCCGGCCGTGGCGCGCAACACGGTCCAGGGCGTCCTTGACGAGTCGGCCGGGCGCGCGCGGCGGTTCTCGCCTCAGAACCTCGCCCAGGCCGAGCGGGTGCGCCAGATCGAGGCCGAGACGGCCGCGGCCGGCAAGGATGCCGTCGCCAAGGAGCGCCTTGCCGCCGCCGAAGATTACCTGCGGGCGGCTCGCGAGCGTGGCGACGAGATCGCGAACCGGTTCAAGACCGCGGAAGAGGCTCTGGCCGCCAACACCAGCACCCTCACGGGTGAGCTGAAGACCCAGACCGAGGAGTTGCAGCGCAATGCCGCGGCGCGCGCGGCGGTGACGGCGGCAGGGCAGCGGAAGGCGCTCGCCCTCGACCTCAGCGACGCCTACGCCGCGCTCGGCCGCACGCCGGGCGAGCAGCAAGACTATCTGATTGCCAGAAGCCGCTTCGGGGAAGGCACGCCAGAGTTCCAGCAAGCCTACGACAGCCTGCAGCAACTGCGCTCCGTTGCAGAGGCCAAGTTGACCGGAAGCGGCTTCGTCAAAGACCTTGTGAGCGATCTGCGCAACGGCAAGAGCTTCGCTGACGCGCTCGGCGGTTCTCTGGTGAGCTTGGTCGGCCGGCTGGGTGACAAGGCGATCGACCGTCTGTTCAACTCGCTGTTCAGCACGGCGAGCCCGGGCGGCAGCGACCTCTTCGGCTCCCTCGGCAAGCTGATCGGCTTCGCGGGCGGCGGCTATACCGGAAACGGTGGTGTCGGCCAGATCGCGGGCGTGGTTCACGGCAAGGAATTCGTGTTCGACGCGGCCTCGACCGCCCGCATCGGCCCCGCCAATCTGGAGGCCATCCGCCGAGGTGTGCGCGGCTATCAGGGTGGCGGCTTCGTCGGCGCTCAGCCCAGGTCCGGCTTCCGGGTTGCAGCCCATTCGGGGGCTCCCCCTCAAGCTGCGCGTCCTCCGATCCAGGTCAGCATGGTGGTGCAGACGCCCGATGCATCGAGCTTCGCGCGCTCCGAGGCGCAGATCACCGCCGCCCTCTACCGGGCGGTGCAGCGGGGCATGCGGTCGGGCTGATGGCCGCGCCCTTCCACGAGGTGCGCTTTCCCCTGAGCCTCTCCTACGGCTCGCGCGGCGGGCCCGAGCGGCGCACCGAGATCGTCACGCTGGGCTCGGGCGACGAGGAGCGCAACAGCCTCTGGCGCCACTCCCGCCGCTCCTACAATGCCGGCCCGGCCCTGCGCCGGGCCGAGGACATCGCCCTGCTGCTGGCCTTCTTCGAGGAGCGCCGCGGGCCGCTCTACGGCTTCCGCTGGCGCGACACCTTCGACCATGCCTCCTGTGCGCTTGGCCAGCAGCCGGCCGCCACCGACCAGCCGCTCGGCACCGGCGACGGCACCACCACCGTGTTCCCGCTCGCCAAGACCTATGGCGGCGCCTTCGCTCCCTATGTCCGCCCCATCCTCAAGCCGGTCGCCGGCTCCGTGCGCATCGCGGTCGCCGGCACCGAGCTGCCGGCCTCCGCCTTCCAGGTCGATCCCACCACCGGGCGCGTCACCCTGGCCGCGGCGCCGGCGCCGGGTGCTGCCGTCACCGCCGGCTTCCTGTTCGACGTGCCGGTGCGCTTTGCCACCGACCGCCTCGAGATCGACCACCAGGCCGTGCTGGCCGGCGTGGTCGCCGACATTCCGGTGATCGAGCTGCGCCGATGAAGACGCTCCCGCCCGGCCTCGCCGCCAGCCTCGCCAGCGGCGTCACCACCCTGTGCCGCTGCTGGATCCTCACCCGCAGCGACGGCCGGCGCCTCGGCTTCACCGATCACGACGAGGACGTGACCTGCGACGGCGTGCTCTGCTCGGCCGAGAGCGGCGCCACCGGCAGCGCCCTCGAGCAGAGCGCCGGGCTGGCCGTCGACAGCCTGGAGATCATGGGCGCGCTGAGCAGCGGGCGGCTGGCCGAGGCCGAGCTCGCCCGCGGCCTCTACGACGGCGCGGCGGTCGCGGTGTGGTGGCTGGACTGGGCCGCCCCGGCCGAGGCGGTGCTCATCCTGTCCGGCACCATCGGCGAGGTCTCGCGCGGCCGCAGCGGCTTCACCGCCGAGGTGCGCGGTCTGGCCGATCGCCTGGCTCAGCCCCGCGGCCGGCTCTACCAGCGCTCCTGCGATACCCTGTTCGGCGATCCCCGCTGCGGGATCGACGCCACATCGGCCACCTACCGGGGCAGCGGCCGCGTCACCGCCGTGCGCTCCGCCCGCGCGCTCGTCGCCGCGGGCCTCGAGGCCTACCGCACCGACTGGTTCACCGCCGGCCGCCTGGTCTGGGCCTCCGGCGCCAACGCCGGGGCGGCCGTCGAGGTGCGCGCCCACCTGCGCTCCGGAGCGAGCGCCTTGCTCGAGCTGTGGGAGCCGATGCCCGCCCCGATGGCGGCCGGCGACAGCTTCACGGTGACGGCCGGTTGCGACAAATCCTTCAGCAGCTGCCGCACCAAGTTCGGCAACGCGATCAACTTCCGCGGCTTCCCGGATCTGCCGGGCAACGACTACGCGGTGTCGGCCCCCCAGGCGGGAGCGCAGAATGACGGCGGACGCCTCTGATCGCATCCGCGCGCGGGTCGTCGCGCTCGCCCGGACGTGGCTGGCCACCCCCTACCATCATCAGGCCGCGCTCAAGGGGGTGGGCTGCGACTGCCTCGGCCTGCTGCGCGGCGTCTATGCCGAGCTGTACGGCTGCGCGCCCGAAGAGCCGCCGCCCTACAGCCCGAGCTGGGCGGAAGACCACGGCGGCGAGACGCTGCGCGAGGCCGCCCGCCGCCACCTCGACGAGATCCCGATCCCGCAGGCGGAAGCCGGCGACGTGCTGCTGTTCCGCTGGCGGGACGGGCTGCCGGCCAAGCACTGCGCCATCCTCACCGGCCAGAGCCGCATGATCCACGCCTATGACGGCCATGCCGTCCTGGAGAGCTGGATCCCGCCGGCCTGGAGCCGGCGCATCGCGCATGCCTTCCGCTTCCCGGAGATCGCCCGATGAGCACGCTGGTGCTGTCCTATGCCGGCAAGGCGGTCGGCACCGCGCTCGGCGGGCCGCTCGGCGGCGTCCTCGGCGGGATCGCCGGCGCCGCCCTCGGCGGGGTGGCCGACCGCGCCCTGTTCAGCCACCGGCCCAAGCCGCAGATCGCCACCGGGCCGCGCCTGTCCGAGCTCTACGTCACCGCGTCCAGCGAGGGCGCGGCGATCGCCCGCGTCTACGGCCGCACCCGCGTCGCCGGCCAGATCATCTGGGCCACCAGGCTCAAGGAGACCCAGGCCGTCGAGACGGTGAAGACCCGCGGCGGCAAGGGGATGCCGCAGCCGAAGACCTACAACGTGACGTACAGCTACAGCGTCAGCATGGCGGTGGCCTTCTGCGAGGGGCCGATCCAGGCCCTCGGCGAGGTCTACGCGGACGGCAAGCGCATCCGGCTCGCCGACTACCAGGCCCGGCTCTATCTCGGCACGGAGGATCAGCTGCCGGATCCCAAGATCGAGGCGATCGAGGGCGCGGCCCCGGCCTACCGGGGCGTGGCTTATCTCGTGTTCGAGGATCTGCCGTTGGCCGCCTTCGGCAACCGCGTCCCGGTGATCACCGCCGAGATCATCCGCCGCCCGCCCGCCGCCAGTGCACGGCCCGCGCTGGAGGAGCTGATCACCGCCGTGACCCTGATCCCGGGCATGGGCGAGTTCGTCTATGCCACCGCCCCGGTGAAGGCGAGCGAGTTCGGCGCCATTGCCGGGCAGAACACCGTCTCGGGCGGGGTCGATCTGCTGAAGGCGCTCGATCAGCTCCAGGCCGAGGCGCCGCGCTGCCGGCACGTCGCGCTGGTGGTGGCGTGGCACGGCACCGACCTGCGGCTGTCCGCCTGCCGGATCCTGCCGAAGGTCGAGACGGCCGCCAAGAGCACGGATGTGCCCTGGCGGGCCGGCGGCCTCATCCGGGCGCAAGCGTCGGTGGTGAGCCGGGACGCGGACGGCGCCCCGCTGCTCGGCGGGGCGCCCTCGGATCTTTCGGTGGTGCAGGCGATCGGCGAGCTGAAGCGGCGGGGCTTGTCGGTCACGCTCTACCCGTTCCTGATGATGGACATCCCGGCCGGGAACGGCCTGCCCGACCCGTATGGCGGGCCCGAGCAGGCGGCGTTTCCCTGGCGCGGGCGCCTCAGCTGCGATCCGGCGATCGGCCGCCCGGGCAGCCCGGACAAGACCGCGGCGGCCGCCGCGCAGGTGGCGGCCTTCTTCGGCACGGTGAGCCCGGCCGATCTGGCCTGGACCGGCGCGACCGTCAGCTGCGCCAAGGCCGAGTGGAGCTTCCGCCGCTTCATCCTGCACTGCGCGCGGCTCGCCGAGGCGGCGGGCGGGGTGGACAGCTTCCTGATCGGCTCGGAGATGGTCGGGCTGACCTCCGTGCGCTCGGATGCCGCCACCTTCCCGGCCGTGGCGCAGCTGCGGGCGCTGGCGGCCGACGCCCGCGCCATCCTCGGCCCGAGGGTAGAGATCAGCTATGGCGCCGACTGGAGCGAGTACGCCAATTATCGCCCGGCCGACGGCACCGGCGACGTCTACTTCCACCTCGATCCGCTCTGGGCCGATGCGAACATCGACTTCATCGGCATCGACAACTACATGCCGCTCTCAGACTGGCGCGACGGCTTCGATCATCTGGACGCGCAGGATCACAATGCGATCTACGATCCGGAATATCTGACGCAGAACATCGCCGGCGGCGAGCTGTTCGACTGGTACTATCCGACGCTCGCCGACCGCGACGCGCAGAACCGGGTGCCGATCACCGACACCGCTCATGCCGAGCCGTGGGTGTTCCGGATCAAGGATCTGCGCGCCTGGTGGCTCAACCCGCACCACGACCGGCCCGGCGGCGTCCGGCAGGCCACCGCCACCGCCTGGCGGCCGCAGTCCAAGCCGATCCGCTTCACCGAGGTGGGCTGCCCGGCCGTCGACAAGGGCGCCAACCAGCCCAACGTCTTCGTCGATCCGAAATCCTCCGAGAGCTTCCTGCCCCATTACTCCTCCGGCCGGCAGGACCTGATGATGCAGCGCGCCTACCTGGAGGCGACGCTGCGCTACTGGCAGAGCCCGGACGGCAATCCGGTCTCGACGGTCTACGGCGGCCGCATGGTCGATCCGCAGCGGCTGTTCGTGTGGACCTGGGATGCGCGGCCCTTCCCCGAGTTCCCGCGCCAGGCGGCGGTCTGGAGCGACAGCCCGAACTACAGCCTCGGGCACTGGCTCACCGGCCGGCTCAACCTCGGCCTGCTGCCCGACGTCGTCGCCGATCTCTGCGCCGGCAGCGGCGCGCCGGTCGATGTCTCAGCCTTGCATGGGATCGTGCACGGCTACACCGTGGCCGAGGTGCAGGCCCCGCGCGACAGCCTCGCGCCTTTGCGCACCGCCTACTTCTTCGACGGGGTCGAGAGCGGCGGGGCCATCCACTTCCGGCCGCTCGCGCAGCCTCCGGTGGCCCACTTCACCGAGGCGGATCTGGTCGCTTCCGGCGCCGGGCCGGACTACCGGCGCACCCGCACGGACGAGACCGCGCTGCCGGCCGCGGTGGCGCTGAGCTACCTCGATCCGGCCCGCGCCTACCAGAGCGCGGCCGTCGAGGCGCGCCGCGCCGCCGGCCGCTCGACCGCGGTCTCCCGCACCGCGCTGCCGCTGTGCCTGGAGGAGGGCGCCGCCCGCGGCCTGGCCCAGGCGCTGCTGTATCAGGCGGTGGTGGAGCGCGAGGCGGTCGGCGCGGTGCTGCCGCCCTCGGCCCTGGCCCTGGAGGCGGGCGACGTCGTCAGCCTGACGCTGGCCGGCAGCCGCACCGACTACCGCCTGACCCGGCTGGGCCTGGAGGCGGGCCGGCCGGTGAGCGCGGTGCGGGCGGACAGCGGCATCTATGCCTACCGGGACGGCAGTGCCAGCGGGCGCGCGCCGGCCCCGCCGGCGACGATCGGGGTGGGGCTGTTCCAGGTCCTGGACCTGCCGCTGCTGCGCGCGGACGCGGTGGCGCATGCGCCGTACTTCGCCGGCTACACCGCGCCGTGGTCGCCGATCGCGGTGCTGCGGGCGCTCGGCGGCGGGCCGTTCGCGGCGGATGCGGTGGTGGCCGCCCGCTCGATCATCGGCCAGCTCACGGCCCCGCTCTCCAGCGGCCCCACCCAGCGCTGGGATCGGGTCTCGGCGCTCGACGTGCAGGTGCCGGCCGGGGCCGAGCTCACCTCCGCGGCGGAGATGGAGGTGCTCAACGGCGCCAACGCGGCGGCGCTGCTCACCCCCTCGGGCGAGTGGGAGATCCTGCAATGGGCCACCGCCACCCTGCTGGGGCCGGGCCGCTGTCGGCTGACCACCTTGCTGCGCGGGCAGCGCGGGACCGAGTTCGCCCTGGGCGACCCGACCCCGGCCGGGGCGCCGTTCGTGGTGCTCTCGGAGGCCCTGGTGCAGTCGGGCATGCCCCTGGCCACGCGGGCCCTGCCGCAGGCCTTTCGCTGGGGGCCGGCGGCACTGCCGCCGGAGGATGCGAGCTATGCGGGCGCCACGCTGACCATCGCGGGGGCGGGCCTGCGCCCCTACGCCCCGGTGCAGGCCCGGCTGCGGCGCCAGGCCAACGGCGATCTCGTGCTGACCTGGATCCGCCGCACCCGGCTCAACGGCGATGCCTGGGAGCAGACCGAGGTGCCGCTCGCCGAGGAGAGCGAAGCCTATGCGGTCGAGATCCGCGACCCGGCGGGTGCCGTGCTCCGCACGCTCCAGGTCTCACGCCCAAGCCTGACCTACACGGCGGCCGAGCAGGCGGCGGATTTCGGCGGGCCGGTGCTGCGCCTGTCCGTCGCCATCCACCAGCTCTCCGCAACCTACGGCCGCGGCGCGGCCCTGAGGACGACGCTCCATGTCTGACGCAACGCCGCTGCTCGCGCTGCCGCTCCTGCAGGCGGCGCAGGCGCAGAAACACGTGACGCACAACGAGGCGCTGACCGCCCTCGACACGCTGGTCCAGCTCGCCGTGCTCGACAAGGACCGGCTCGAACCCCCGGCCGCCGCCGCCGAGGGCGACCGCTACCTGATCGCCGGGGCGAGCCCGAGCGGCGCCTGGAGCGGCTGGGCCGGGCGGATCGTGCGCTACCAGGACGGGCAGTGGCTCTCCTTCGTGCCCAAGCCCGGCTGGGTCGTGTTCGTGCTCGACGAGGGCGACCTCTACACCTACGCGGGAGGCGCCTGGACGAGCTTCCGCGCCACGCTCACGGCCCTGCAGAACCTCGCCCGCCTCGGGATCGGCACCACGGCGGATGCCGCCAATCCCTTCGCGGCCAAGCTCAACGCGGCGCTGTGGACCGCGCGGGGCACCGGCGAGGGCGGCACGGGCGACCTGCGCTACACCCTCAACAAGGACGCGCCCGCCCACACGCTCTCGCTGCTGTTCCAATCCGGCTGGTCCGGCCGGGCCGAGATCGGGCTGACCGGCGACGACGACCTGCACCTGAAGGTCTCGGCCGACGGCAGCGCCTGGATCGAGGCGCTGCGGATCGACCGCAGCACCGGCGGGCTCGTCGCCGGCCCGCTCGCCGCGGGCGCGTTGACGTATGGCAAGGCGACCCGGCTCCCCGCCGCGACGAACCTCGACACGCTCACGACCGCGGGCTTCTACGACGGGGCCGGTCTCACGAACGCGCCCACGGCCGAGTGGTGGTACATCGAGGTCCAGACCCACTCGAACAGCAGCCTCTACGCCCTGCAGCGGGCGACGCGGCTGAACGACGCCAATGCGCGGGAGACCTGGCAGCGCGTCCGGGTCGCCGGCCGCTGGAGCAGCTGGGATCGCCTCTGGACCTCGGCCAGCTTCGATCCGACCACCAAGATGGACAAGGCGGGCGGCAGCTTCACGGCGGGCATCACCGTCCCCGGCGCCGTGGCCGTCAGCGGCCTTGCCGGCGAGGTGGCGTGGGCGGACCGCTGGAGCGGCGCCGCGCGCTGGGTGGTGTACGCGGCCGGCGGCCCGCTGCGGGTGTACCGGGACGACACCGGCGACCTGTTCTGGTTCACCGAGGCCGGGTTCCATCCGTCTGCCGACAACGCCAAAGCCAGCGGGCTCGCCCCGAACCGGTGGAGCACCGTCTACGCCGCGACCGGCTCGATCAACACCTCGGATGCCCGCGAGAAGACCGGGGTCGCGCCGCTGACCGAGGCGGAACTCGCGTGGGCGAGCGATCTCGCCAAGGAGATCGGCACCTTCCGGTTCCTCTCCGCAATTGCCGAGAAGGGCGCGGAGGGGGCGCGGCACCACATCGGCCTGACGGTGCAGCGGGCGATCGCGCTGGGGCAGGCGCGCGGCCTCGACCCGTTCCGCTACGCCTTCATCTGCTACGACAAGTGGGACGCCGAGCCCGAGGTCTCCGAGCCGATCCTCGGCGAGGACGGAGAGCCGAGCGGCGAGACCCGCGTGCTGTCGCCCGCCCGGCCGGCCGGCGACCGCTACGGCTTCCGGCCGGATCAGCTCGCGCTGTTCATCGCCCGCGGCCAGGAGGCCCGCCTGGCCGCGCTCGAAGCCGGCCTGGGCTGACCGCACCCGTTCCCCACATCGGAGATCCCCCATGGCCGCGTCGACTTTCGACCGGGCGCTGTCGCTCGTCCTGGCGCATGAGGGCGGCTACGTCGACCATCCCGACGATCCCGGCGGGCCCACCAACCTCGGGGTGACCCTCGGCACGCTCTCGGCGGTGCTCGGGCGCCCGGCGACCCGCGCCGAGGTGAAGGCGCTCACGCCCGCCAAAGTCGCCCCGATCTACCGCACCCGCTACTGGGACGCGGTGCGCGGCGACGAGCTGCCGGCCGGCGTCGACTACGCCGTGTTCGATTTCGCGGTGAACAGCGGGCCGGCCCGGGCGGCGATCGCGCTGCAGCACCTGGTCGGCGTGGCGGATGACGGCGTGATCGGAGCGGTGACCCTGGCGGCGGTCGCGCGGACGGATCAGCGCTGGCTCGTCACCGCGCTGTGCGACAGCCGGTTGGTCTTCCTGCGCTCGTTGAAGAGCTGGCCCACCTTCGGGAAGGGCTGGACCAAGCGGGTGGCCGGCGTCCGGACGGAAGCGCTCGCCCTGGTCAAGGCGCCGGTCGTCGTGACCTCGACCGCCGGGGCGCGGCCTGAAGGCGGGGCGCCGCCGAAGGCGGGTATGGTGCAGACCGGCGGCCTGCTCGCGGCGCTCAAGAACCTGTGGCGCGGCAAGGTCGCCTGACCGAACCCTCCGGAAATTCCGGACCGTTCCCCCCGAGCCGGCCGGGCCCGCCGCGCGCACGCCCCCTCTCTGGAACAGGAGAGGGGTGGAGACCTCCTCCCATGGATTGGCTTCAACTCGCCGGGCAGCTCGCGCAGGTCGGGCTGCCCTCTCTCGGCACGCTCCTCGGCACCACGCTGGGCGGTCCGATCGGCGGCGGCATCGGCGCTGCCGTCGGCAAGGGCGCGGCCGCGGCGATCGGTGCGGCTCTCGGCGTGCCGGCCACCCCGCAGGCGATCAGCCAGGCGGTGCAGGCCGATCCCTCCGGCGCGCAGATCAAGCTCGCCGAGATCGAGGCCGCCGCAAAGCTGCAGATGGCCGAGCTGGGCGACCTCGCCAACGCCCGCCAGATGCAGGTCGGGCTGGCGCAGGCCACCCACTGGACCGCTTCCATGCCGGCGATCGTCACGCTGGCGATCCTCACCGCCTGGGCGCTGCTGACCAGCGCGCTCTACTTCATCCCGGGCGAGATCCCCGAGCGGGTCTACCAGCTCTTGAGCCAAGCCTATGGCGCGGCCAATCTGGCGCTGGGCACCGCCATCGCCTTCTGGCTCGGCTCCTCGCGCTCCAGCCAGCAGAAGGACGCGCAGATCAGCGCCATCCTTCCCACGGTCGTGGCGAAGCGCTGAGCCGTGACGGCCCTCGAACTCGCCGGTCTGCTCAAGGACTACGGTCCGTGGGGGCTGCTCGCGCTCGCGCTCCTGGCGATCTCCTACCTGCAGCGACGCTACGATGCCGTGACCGAGAAGTACCAGCGCAACCTGGAGGCGCTGGTCGAGAAGCTCGCCGTCACGGTCGAGCGGAACAATGTCACGAATGCCGCCGTTACGGCAGCGCTGGAAAGCCGGACCGGCATCTTCGAGCGCCTGCACGAGGCGGTGGAGCAGGCCAAGGCGGAAACGCGCACCCTGATCACCGACCTGAAGACGCACGGGGTGACCAACGACCAGTGGACGCGGGAGAAGCTCGACATGGCGGTGGCGCGCATCGAGACCATCCTGGAGCGCATCGACGACCTCCGGCGGGAGGTGGGCAAGTGAACCCGTTCCGCTGGCTGTGGCAGCAGCAGGATGAGCCCCGGATCGAGCCATCCCGGGGCATCCGCCTGCGGCTGGCTCGGGCCGAGCACCAGCATCGGCGCTTGGCTTGCGATCTCATCCGGGTGGCTCTGGACGAGGTCGATCGCACGGCCGCCGAGATGGGCACTCCGGTGGTGCTGAATTCAGAATGGCTGCAGCGGGCGGTCGCCGAGCTGACGCGCCGCTATCTGGAGGCGCACGGCCGGCAGTCCAGGGCTGCCCGACCGTGATCCGGCCATAGGCCTCCGGCGCTCGCCTGATCTGCCTGTTCCCGATGTTCTGAGCCCGCCCGGCCCCGCCGCGGCGGGCTATTCTATTGCGTGGAACCTGCCATGCGGTCCGATCTCGACCCTCTGCGGACGCTGAGCCGACGACTGCATTGCGCCAGTTCCGGACCTTCGATCAGGGCCGCCGGAATGGCCGCTCGTCACCCGACACCGGACCTCTCGACAGCGCGCGGATCGCACCTCGGCCTTCGTCCCATCCGCATAAGGGCAGCGCATGCGCGTGGTGATGGCGAAGGAGGCGCTGGCTGCGCGAGCCAAGTTGGCGGGAAGCGTCCGGCATGACTACACCTGCGCCATGCCGCCATCCACGCACAACTCGGCGCCCGTCACGAAGCTGCTCTCTTCGCCGGCAAGGAACAGGGCCGCCGCGGCGACCTCCTCCGGGCGTCCCAGGCGGCCCAGCGGGATCAGCTTCGTCAACCCATCGCGCACGTCCGCGGAGACTGAGGCGAACATGGCCGTGTCCACGGGCCCGGGGCTGACGACGTTGACCCGGATGCCCTTCGGCGCAAGTTCGTTGGCCCACGTCCGCGTGAAGGAGCGGACAGCCGCCTTGCTGGCCCCGTAGACGCCGTAACCGGCCGTGCCGATCATGCCGGCGATCGAGCCGATCAGGACGATGGCTCCGCCGGCGCCCATCATGCCGGCCCCGGCCCGCGACGCAAACAGGAGCGACCGAACGTTCAGGCCGAAGGTGCGATCGAAGTGCTCCTGCGTGACCTGGTCGAGCGTCGCATGCTCCGACAGGCCTGCGTTGACCACGAGAATATCAAGGCGGCTTCGCTCGGATCGAACGGTCGCGAAAACGCGCTCCAGATCGTGAAGGTCGGCTGCGTCGGCGCGGATAGCGCGGACCCTGCCGTCCTCCTGCTGCACCTCTTGTAGATCCGCTTCGCGGCGCCCCGTGATGAAGACGTCGGCGCCTTCCTGGCTGAACCGCTTGGCGATGGCGAGGCCGATGCCGCTCGCTCCGCCAATGACCAGCGCGACCTTGTTCTTCAGTCGGCCCATGAAGCGCCACTCCGGTGTGGACCACGACGATACCTTTCGTATGTTTACGCTCAATCACGCACTATGTTTAGCGTAGATATCGAGGAGTAGATCGCCTCAGCCGACGTAACCCACGCAGCCCTGATCGACGCATGCAGGATGCGCCCGATTCTGGAGCACCGCGCGAACAAGTGGACGGTCCCGATCCTCACCGTCTTTTGCGCAAAGCCGGCGCGGTTCAGGCCCGCCGCGGACCCCGGGATGGGACCAGCCTCACGCCCGTGCAACGGCTGCGCCAAACGTCCGGCCGAAGGGCCATCGGAATTCGCCAACAGTATCCGACGGGAAACCTTACACGCCGATTGGTTCCGCCCGGCGCTCCAGCTCCCAAGCCGCCCGTGTCAGGAAACCCTGTCAGGAAATCAAATGTCGGGAAAACCCTCGCTTCCGGACATTCCCGACATCCGCCACGAGGGGCCGCTTTGGGTCAGCCCCGGCCATGGCAGGAAGGCGTGGAGAGCTGCTGTCCACCCATCGCAGCCCTTCCATAGCCAAGGTGATTGGGTCTCGACCCTGATGCGTCCCACGTCCAGAGTCAGCAAGGCCGCTCGGCCCCGCCGCGGCGGGCTGTTTCGTTTGAGGCCTTCTCATCCGGCCGCGGCACGTCCCGGCAGACCACCCTGTAGTGCGCCGGCAGCGAGCCGCTCGGTCCCATGCCCCAGCCGCTTTCAGTCTTGGCTCGGGCGTAGATCCCCAACGTGTCGCGCATCGCGACCATCTGCCGTGAGCAGCAGGCTTTTGCTGACGTGTGGACCGTGCGTGAGTGGAACCAACTGCTGA